TAGCTGCCGTTGACGATCTCGCAGTCTGCGTAATGCTGCTTGTACTGCCGGTACGGCATTGTTCTGACCTCTGCCATGTCACCGCGCCTCCCCGTGCCAGTTCGTGTATTGCAGGATGACATCATTGAGGCGGACGGGGATGCGCTCTGCGCTGTATTCCACCTTGCCGTAGATCTGGTATCCGTGTCCGTTGACCTCAAATCCGATGTAGCTGCCGTCTCCGTTTGCCTCCATGAGCTTGATGCTCGACATCGCCGGGGCAAATCCGAAGTAGTCTCTCATGGTGTTGGCTGTGATGTGCTTGAGCGCATCTTTGCCGAGATTGTTCAGGTTCATGCCTGCGCCTCCTTGACTTTGTAATGGCCCTTGCGGTTTGTGATCGGCTCGACCTCTGTCTCTGCTAGTTCGTGAAGCATAACGGCCGACATATACCGGCAGTCTGCTTTCAGGATTGTGCGGTCTTTGAAGTGTACCGCTTTCCAGTCCTTGCATTCGCAAAGTTTCATGATTTCGCCACCTTTCTGAAAGTCGGAAGTCCGAAGTGGGCTGCGATCTCCTTACGGATTGTGAGATCGTTTCTGATGTAGCCGCTGCCGCTGATCTGTTTCTGCTCTCCAGTTTCGGTGTTACGAGCGAATGTTCCGCTGGCGATGTAGTCGCTCCATACTTCAAATTCGATGCCGCACACCGTTGTGTTCGTGATCTGAGTAGTCATGATGTACCTCCGTTCTGTTTGGATGCGGGGAGTTTTGGCTCCCCGCTCTGAGTGTTCCTCCTCATTCACCGAGCAGATAGCGCAGCGTCCCGGCGGGATTCTCGTCATTCTGCCCGTCGTCAAGGAACTCAAATACTGCGTTGAATCTCCGCTTGAGTTCCTGCTTAATGAGGAGCTTTGCTCTCTGGATGTCTGTGTCATCTGCTACACAACGCTTGTTCAGCCAAGCGTAAGTCTCAATAAGGTCTTTGGTTGTTCTGGATCGGTATTCTCTGCTTTTCATAATGTACCTCCATTCTGTTGTGGGGCGACGGTCCGCCGCCACATTTGTTTATGCGAGTCCGAGTACCGTGTCGCTGTCGTCGCTGCGCTGGTTCCGCATTCCGGTCTGCTTGCAGTAGTCAGCGATTTCGTATTTGGCATCTGTAATATCGCCGTTCAGCCTGTCAACCTCTCTGCGGAGCGCTCGGATTCTGCTGTCAAGCTCTGCAATTTCATTGTTCTTTGATGCGATTTCCTCCTGCAAGCCGTCCAATTCGTCGTACAGCCCGTCGATGATGCTCTGTCTGTATGCTACGAGCTTTCTGTAGCGTGTCTCGAAGTCTTTGAGATCGAAGCACTTGCATCTGGTGATATACTCGGTCATCATCTTGAGCGTTCCGCTGTCCTCGATGTCGAATGCGAGTGCGTTGTCAATGGTTTCGTGAATGCCGAGAACCTTATGCTCTGCGCCGCCGCAGCTTGTTGATTCTACATTCATTACCATGATCTCCCGCGTTTCTTCGCCGTTCTCCGTGACCGTGAGGATTCTGGTATAGACTGCGTATTTCTTCATGGTGATGACCTCCTTTTCTGTCTGTCCCGTTCTGGGACAATGTTCTGTAAAAATTATGCGGCTTTCGCCGTTTGGGTGCTGTGCTGTGATTGTATCTTAATTATAGCCCCTTTTAGGGGCTTTGTCAATCCCTTTTTGCAAATTTGTTCATAAAATTACAAAATTCGGCGTTATGCCGGTTTCGTCCCATTTCGCAGAACATCCGTTTGTGCGTTTTGTCCCGTTTTGGGACATATTCGCGCCGTAAATATCTGTTTTCTCTCCGGTTATTCTTTTTTATGTGCGGCTATTGCTATTTTCTCCGCGCAAACAAAATCCCCCGCAGACACGATCGCCTGCGAGGGATTGCCGTTCTTATGCTCTTTTGAGGTACTGACTGCTGCAATATCCGGTGTATGTCACGCCGTTCTGCGTTACGACGACGCAGAGCCACTTCACGCCGGACACGACATTGTAGTATCCGTAGCAACGGACCGTTGTACCGTTCGGAATCGTTGTCAGGATGCGCTTGTCCGTGCCTGCACCGTTGCATCCCTGCTGTTTCAGACCGTCGAGGCAGGCAAGCATGGCCTCGCACATGATCGACTGCTCTTTCTTCATCTTCTTGATGACATCGGTCTGTTCGTCTTGTGTCTGAACCCATTTGATGATCTTGTAAGCGACTGCGCCTATCGCAAGCAATGCTCCAAGAACCGCTGCCGCCTTGATGAGTGTATCCGCATTAATTACCATTGTCTCCGCCTCCCTTATATGCGTATGAATCGTAAATTTCGGTAAGCTTGTTCCGCAGGCCGTGACTGTTACAGTGCATCAGCGTCCCGCTGAATGATGCCGCCTGCCGGAGAAAAGCGTCGATCTTGATTTCTCCGGTTTCGACTTTTCGGCAGGATTTCTTCACTTTACGAATCATCCTCCGCGCAGTCTTTTTCTTGAGCTTGCGGTGTGTTGCCCATATCCTATATCCGACAAATTCGATGCCGAGTGTAACCGGTCGTATCGCTGTCTTTTTGTTCAGATCAAGGCGCAGCGTGTCCTTGAGAAATGCCTCAATATCATCCTTGATTCCGTGCAGCTCCGGTTTGCTGTCGGAAAGTATGATTATGTCGTCCATGTATCGTACATAGTAGTGAATCCGAAGTCGGTGCTTGCAGAATTGGTCCAGCTCATTCAAGTATACATTTGCGAAAAGCTGTGATGTCAGGTTCCCGATTGGCATTCCGCAATCTGAGCGCCACATATCCGGTGTGCATTCCTCCGGATTGTAACCGGCAGGCAGTCCGAATTTGGTATCTTCGCTATTTATTATCCTGTCGAGCAACGCAAGCAGCCGGGTATCTGTGATTCGTTGGCGGAGAATGTTCATGAGGATTCCGTGATCTACGCGGTAAAAGTATTTGCTGATGTCCAGCTTGAGGTAGTACCATTTCCCCGGCTTTCTTCCGACCTGTTTCAGCCAGTATTGCAGTCGCTCCGCCGCTTTGTGACTGCCTTTTCCTACGCGGCAGGCGTAGCTGTCCTCAATGAACATCTTATCGTAGAACGGATTGAGCTGCTTGTAGATCGCCCATTGCACAACCCTGTCTCTGTACTGCAATGCCATGACAAGCCGCAATTTCGGCTCCGTTACATAAAACGGTCGGTACGGTCCGACTCGGTATGTACCCCAAAGCAGCTCATTCTGTATCTCAATGAGGTTTTCTTCGAGGCGGTCCGTGAATTGCAGCACATCCGGTCGGAATCTCTTTCCTTTTCTTGCGTGTAGGTGTGCATCATAAAGCTCGTCAAAGTCGCAGATCGTATCGAAAATGTTGTCCATGATCTGAAATTTGGAATCGCCCGTTGAGATCACCTCCGTTTAGTCTTTCCTCTGCGTGTAGCGTTTCCGCGTCCGCAGAAATACAATCTTTTCCCTTTCGGGAGGGAAACAAGCCCCTTTGATGCTATGCGCCGTGCAGTATCCGTAGATCGCTGCCTCTGGTTGTCCGGCATAGCACAGAGCGGAGCGGAACCCGATGTTGTTGTTGGAATTCGACCGGGGGTTGTTCAAGTTCGTGTAGAACACGCCCGCATTCGAGCTGTTGTTCCAGTTGCCGCCGCGATTCGGGAAACGCTTTAGGCCTGCTCCCCATGCGGTCACTTCACATATTTCATGTAACCGCCGATGATTCTGCCGATCTCGTTCAGCATCCGACTCCAAGTTTCATACTTGTGAATGGAAAGAGGCGGCTGCATCTTGATTGTTTTTGCCGTTCCGTCCTGATTCCGCATCTTTTCGCCGGTGCTGTCCTTTACTGTGACCGCCTTATCGTAAAAATCTTTGTCGTGTGCAAGCCGGATGAGGTGCCGGAGAACATCCAGCTCCACATCCAAATCCTGCAAGGTTGTTTTCTTGTAGTATTTCTTTTCGACGACGATTGCAAGCCGGTACATATCAAGCATGGATTTACGGATTGCGTCCGCCGTCTGCCGCTCCCTGCGTGGAAAAGAGGCGACGGCTTTCTTTCCGTACTTCATCATGTCCCCGATCTTTTCTTTGAGAATAAACGGTGATTCTTTCGTGTACTGCTGCTGTTCTTCCATAGCCCGTGCCTCCTCAGAGATTGTTTTATCGGTGTAGAGGGCTTTCGCCCTCTACATCAGTTATGCAGTAAGCAGTTTGCAGTTATCCATAGAAAGCGGAGCGGAACCCGAAGCTGTTGTAGGAAATCGACCGGGGGTTGTTCAAGCCCGTGCAGAACACGCCCGCACTCGAGCCGCTGCCCCAGTAGCCGCCGCGACCCGGGAAACGCTCATCCGCGCCGTTGTTCATGTAGAAGTAATCGCCCTCATATCCGTCCTCATCAGCGGGGAACAGCGCAAGCTCCTTGATGATCTGCGGCACGGTGAGTCCGCTTGCGACTGCCATCGTCTGAAATGTATGGCTGTGGCTTGCATCTTCCTGCGTTGTAATCGTCGTCGCCAGAGTGATCTTGCTGTTCGCCCAATCATACTTGAGCGTACCGGAAGTACCCGGCGTAACGAGGCTGCCGTCTGCCTTGATTGCTTTCCATTCCGTGCTGGATGCCCCCATGTCCGCTGTCGGCATCATGCAGTTTGCATACGGGATGATCTGGATTTCGCCCTGAACGAGTCTCATGCCGTCGCACCATTCGGAAACATTGCCGTTGAGATCGGCAATGCCTGCCGGTGTGTGATCGTGGTACCATGTCGCCGGCCCGCTGCCGGTCGCGCAGCGCTGCGGTTTGCCGCTCGCATCAAGCGCCATAGACGGGATGCCGCGCTCCCAACTGTAGGTAACATCCTTACCGTAGTTGTTGTTACCGTGCGGCTGCGTCCCGTTTTTCTTGCACCAGAGAGCGATAGCAGACCAGAGGGAGAACGGCATCAACCCCCATCCCTCGCCCTTGTTCCGGCAGTATGTCCGTGCCTGATCTGCGGTAACATTTGCGCGAGGGTCCTGTCCCGGCAGGCTGTAGGCACGGTTGCTGTAAACGATGTTCTGATACTTCGACACAGCGACGGAAGTCTTTTCCACGCCGTTCACGATGAATGCGGGGTGCACGGTGTCTGTCGCTCCGGTGAGAACATCAATGCTCTTGATCTGCGGAATCAGAACGACGACGGACGGCATACCGATGTCGTCCAGAACAACTGTGTTTTTGCCGCCGGAAAGCGATTCGACGGCAAGTTTCATATCGTCAAAATTTGCCATTGGTTAAACCTCCATTCCCCACAGGTAGATTGTGCAGTCGTCGATGTTGAAAGGAACCGGCACAAGCTGCATTGTCGGCTCTCCATTTTCTCCCGGCGCTCCGGCTGCCTCAGTGTACTGCCGCGCCGGGATTTCGACCTGCGCGACATACTTAAATCCGGTTTCCGCACCAATTACGAGGAATCCCTGCTTATCGCTGCAAATGTCGATCTTTGTTGTTTCGTCCATCTGGCGATTCTTGAGGTTGATCGTCAGGTCCTCATCGCCAAAGGTGATAGACTTGCTTGTGGTTTCGTACTCGATGTGAGTACCGGGTGTCATGATGACTTCTCTCATTTCCGCTTTTCCTCCATTCTTCTCAGCTCGGAAACAGCCTCTTGCGTCCGCGCAGCAATGCACTCGCAAGCCTCTCTGGATGCTGCGCTGTCATCAGCGCAGAATGACTTTGCGACGGCCCGCTCTGCCTGCCGTCTCTCCTCTGATTTGATGATGATGTTTGCCACGGTTACACTCCTCCCTGCACATAGATTTTCACGCTGACGCTCGTAGCACTGCCGGTGTACGCAACCTTAAAGCCGTTCAGCAGCTTATCGGAAACGATGATGTCACCGACGCATCCGCCGGAATACTCGGTTACTTCAACAGTGACCGTGTAATCCTTTGTGTAGCGCATATTCGCGCCACTCAAGGCAATGGTCTTGGTGCTGTTGTTAAACGGGTATTTCGCTGTGTTTGTAAGCGTCGAGGTCAGGATGATGCCTGCCAAGCCGTCCGCCTTGCTTGCGGCCATTCGTGCCGCCTGCGCCGCCTCAAGCGCAGTGAAGTATGCGCCGCATACGCCCTCCTCAATATTGTTGAAGTTGACCGCACTCATGTTTGTTCCCTGCTGGATTACCTCACCTGCAGGCGTAATCGTCTTTGTGCCGTCTGCGTTATCAGAAACATTGAAGCGGTTTGCTGGTGAAACGGCATGATCGAGCCAGTTTGTCCTACCGTACATAGCTGTTCACCTCCTCTCTCAGCTCGTTACCTCGTAGATCGGGAATTTCCAGATCGTGAGGACGCTCTGCGTTCCGAGCTTTGTAATACTTTCGGTGCGCTGACCGGCGATTTCGCCGGAAGTATCAATCAGGCGTACAGCCTTGATCGTGATATTGGCACTGTCGGTTGTGGTAGTCGTGATCTGTACCTCATTGCCGACGACCTCTTTCTTGGTGATGACTGCGTCGTACCATGTGCTGCCCGCCTGATACTGCACCTTTGCGATGCGCCGCATCCATTCCTGCCGCATCTTGTTCAGAAATGCCGTTGTCCAGAATGCCATTGCTTTTTCCTCCTTTAGCTGCCCACCCGCCGTGTACCGCAGGGGATGTAGTCAAACTTTGCGCTTGTAACAGTTCCTGCTGCCGATGTCGTTTCCGTTGATGCCGCGATTTTGTCAGCCAGTGTCGCAATTTGCGGCTTTGTTCCGCAAAACTCATGCACATAGCCGTAATGCTTTCCGGCCATTCCTTTGCAGACGACCGGAAAACTGTAACAGAGAGCGATCCGGTATTCAAGGTGTGCCGGTATCTTTTTCTCGATCAGAGAAAGGATGTCACTGAGATACAGCGTTCTTTCCTGCCCGCGCTCGAAGTCGATATACAGCTTATTGTTCTGTGCTTCGTCAAAAGGCTCGAACAAAATTGCCACGGCAGCTCCTGTGTACGCAGAAATCATCTCGCTTATCATGGACGCGGAGACTTTTCCGCTGCCGACGAAAAATGACTTCACAAGCCTGCGCCGCTCATCGAGGCTCCGCTGCTTATACAATCCGAGATATAAGAATTGTTCAAGTTTTCCGATTGTCGTCTCATCCGCCGTGTCTATGAAACAGTTGTCCAACACCTGTTCGATGTTGTCCTGCATTTCGTCTGCGAGTCTGCCGTCCGTTTGCAGGATTGCCTGCATTTCAAGCACATTCTCGTAAAACTTTGGATAATAGAGCTTCAGTTCCTCATAGCAGCTCTCAAATTCGTCATTGTAATACATGGATTGTCACCTCCCCGGTAACAGGCACATTGTCATCTCCGGGGACAATGTTCTCGGTTCCTCCATTGATCGTCAGATCTGAATAGTCGATTACGGAGCGAAGCCCGGTAATCAGCGCACCGATAGACGAGATACGGATTACAATGTCGTCGCTGCTCTCTGTGTTCAGAACAATGTCTTTGAAATACTCGGTGAGTGCTGCTGTCATCTCCTCAACGGCATTGTCAACCGTTGAGCCGGTTAAAAGCTCCGCCGAGAATTCAACATTGATGACTGTTTCTCCGGCAGAAACAGCCGTGAAATGCGCTCCAAGGTTTGCTACGCCCTCTCCCAAACCGTCTCCGACAACATATGTTTTTCCGTCAACCTCTGCGGTGTAGCCTTTTGTCGCCGGGTCAACATACTCTTGCAATGCTTCGACGATCTGATCTGAACAGGGCAGTCCGATTTGATTTATCAGTACCGCTTTGACGGTGTTCGGGCCGTTCCAAAGCGGGAAAATCCTTGCGCGGCCGATGCCGGAAAAGCTCTCGCACCAAGTCTTGTAGTGCTGCTTGTTTCCGTTTTCGGTCGGCATTGCGATTTTTTCACGCAGTCTGAGCCGCAGCGCGTCGTCTGTTTCGTCATCTGCACCGTATTCGATGATCTCACCGAAAGTCGCCGCCGTGAGCCCTTGTATGTTATTGACCGGTACTGCCGGTGTTCCGCTCTGGACATAGTTGCCGGAAATGCCCGCCGTTTCTGCCTCAAGGTACAGCACGCCAGCCTCTGTTTCTTTCAGGACGAAATAGGCTCCGTCCGTGAAGAAGCGCTCACCGTTGTCAGGCGTTGCGCCTTGAAATGTGACATGATATTGCGCGGGTGTCGCAAAGTGCCTTGTGATACCGTATTCGGATGCTTTCTTGTCAAGGTATTCGCCTGCGGCTGTGTCAAGCTGCGTCAGTTCAAATACCAAGTCAAGGTCCGTGTAAAGCCTCGCAATCTTCATGAGAATGCCGGAAACAGCATCGCGGAAGATGCTGCCTTGTCTGGTATCAATGCCGCTCGGCGCGTTTGCAAGTACATCCGCAAGCAACTGTTCGTATGTAAATGCTTCAAACACTTGTTATCACCTCCTCGACCGTGGTATCTCCGTAAATGGTTTCTGCTCGGAAACTGATGTATGCCGCGTCTGCCTCGAATGATACGGAAAAGTCAGATACACGCATAATGCGCGTGTCCGGCTTGAGCGCGTCTGTAACAAAACCCTCGATCGCGGTGCGGACATACTCCCGTGTCGCATCCTGCGCGATGATTGCGTCCTCAATCTCGCTGCCGTACTGATTGTCGTAAATCAGGCACTTGAAACGCGGTGTAATGACCGCTTTTCTGATCGCCTGATTGATTGCGTCGATGCCGTCCGTGCGGCCTATGATTCTGCCTTTGTCAAGGTCGAGTTTATATGTCAGGGACGGTGCTTCCTGCGTTTCCTCGACCTCTGCAACCGGAATCGGAATAAATACTTCTGCCATTCTCAAACCCTGCCAAGAATAAAGTATTTCTTTCCGCCCTGTGCAGAAAGAAGATGAACCTTGTCCCCGACGGCAAGCGCGTTATGCACCGTAACTGTTTGCCGCGTCCCTCCGATTGTGAGTTTTACCGTGTAATCGGTGAGGTGTTTCGGAATGATCGTTGAAATGCTGCTGATTATGAGCTTGCTGTCGTTATCCATCTGGATTTTGAGAGGTGCCGCGCTGATTACGATCCCTTGCAGCAAAGCAAAGTCTTTCGGCACCATTTTCTGGATAAGCTCTTTGATGCTTGTTTCGCTGTGTTCCGCGCTCATGCAATCCCTCCTTAACTGAATGTTCCCTCGTCAACCCAACCGTACACGCGGCTTTGACTGTTCGTATGAATCAGATGCCACGGGTGCTTTGCGCCCTTTGCGTACAGCGTGATCTTTGCCGGTCCCGGCTTGCACTGCGGGCCGGTCGGTTTTGCCGCCACGCTGCTGACATAGTGGTATCCGCCGTTGAATTGCACAATATCTCCGACTTTGTGCGCCGCTGTCGGTGCTGCTGTTGTCCCGCTTGCCGGTTCATCGTCTATACCGATGTCTCCGGCCGCATTCAGCTTAACGGAAATTCTGTGACTGTTCTCTGTGATTGTGTGCGTATCATCGTCAACATAGAATGTGCCGGACAGAGAAAGGTGCGGTATAATGATATAAACGCCCACGCCGGAAATGATGCTCGAATTTCCGATTGCATCAAGCGTGATCGTTCTGCTCGGTGTGCTTTTCTCTTGTAGCATCGTTTTGCACAGCTCCTCGATCTGCGCCTGATTCAGCGTTTCGTCCGGTGTGTCAATGTCCTGAAAAATGCCGATCTTTCTTTCTAAGTCTGTGTTCCTGCGTTCTGCAAGAACCGTGTCCTCATCGGAAAGCAGCTTGATTCGAGTTTTGATGTCCTCAATGGATTTGGTGTAGCTGTAGTTTATAATGTTCTGCCCTGCCTCCAATACCCATTGCAGGATGTTTTTTCGCCGGGTAATCAGACTGAGCTTTCCTCCGCTGCTCATGACATAATGCCGGATGCCGGTGTTTTCGTAATCAAGGCTCAATGCGTCTGCTATCACATCAAATCCGGTTGCTTTGCTTTTCGTCAGTTCCGGTATTCTGTACTTGCAGGTATCGACCGTGCCGATTGGCAGACCGAAACGGTTGCATACATCAACAAAAACCTCTGACGCGGTCTTGTTTGTATAGGTGAATGTATCTTTGTTGTTTGATAGGTAGATTCCGTTATCGTATGCCGTGAATGTCGTGACCTTTTTCTGCGTATCGGTCGAAGTCATAATGATTCCACGGAAGATTTCCTCTCCGTTTTCGTACCAAATGCAATGATGTCCTTTTTCAACATCAATCCCGGCTCTTGCGTGTTGGTACCCGTCATCGTCAAGCAGCTTGACAGTGATGCTCCGCGCTGCACTATTTTTTCTGCCTTTCCATTTGACGGATTCCACAAGGCTTGTAATATCAAGCCCCTCTGTGCTTGACTTGTATAGATGCAGGCTGAATCCTGTTTTCATGCTCTGCCTCCTCAGTCCGGTATCGTCAGCACATAGCCGGGGTGAATCATCCCCGGCGGGACGCTGCCGACGAGCGCCTTGTTTGCGTCATAGATTTTTCGCCACTTGGAACCGTCGCCGTAATACTTCTTGGCAATGTTCCAGAGGCAGTCGCCGCGAACAACAGTGTATGTTCGCGGCTGTACTGTGTTGTCAACCCTCTGTTCCGTGTTCTTGACGGTCGCCGTCCCTGTTACGGTATTTACATCAATCTGCCGCAGCGTGACCTCTCTGTATTCTTTCAGAGAGAGCGTATAGCTGTATGTGCCAACATCTCCGCCCTTTTCGCTGTAATTGAATGATTCAATCGTGCAGTAGATGTCAATGCCGCATGAAGTAACAATAAAGTGAATCGGCTTTTTGCTTTCCTGCCACTCGCAGATTTTGTGAATCAGCGAAAGTGGGGATGAAAGCTGCTGCGTCTTGACTCCTGCGAAACTTGCCGCAGGAAAAAAGCTCGAAAAAGAGAATTGAATCGCAGCTCTGCTCTGAATAATCGTAATTTCTCCGAGTCCGGCAATCGTGATCTTTTCATTGCCGGAGCTGCGCTTCACATCGAATTTTTCAGGATTGACGGGGAGTTGGATTTTCTCTGATTCGCCGTTTGCAGTCATCCAGAATTGGTAATCGTCAGTAGTCATACGCCCGCTCTCCCTCCTCAAAGATTTCGCCCTGAATAATGTCCATGAGAACCGGCTTGAGGTTATCCTGCATCAGTTCAAGCACCTGTTCCCTGTTCACGCCGTCTGTAATGTCAATCTTTCCGCTGCCTGCAATCTCAATGACAATGCGCTTTTCAGAATCCGCCGTGAATCTGTCCGGCTTTCTGCCGTCGCTGTCCGGTTCATCCTGATCTGTGTCGCCTCCGATGACGATCGGACGGTCCGAGTTGCCCGCCTCAATAATACCGGTTTCTGCCGCGCTCTGACCGATGACCGGCGGCTCAAAAGAAATAACTGCCGTTTCCTGTTCGGTCTGCGTTGCCGAGATTGCGTCCTGCGGCTCTCTGAGCGCCTTTTCAATCATAGCTGTGAAAAGTTCCAGAGGGGGAATGAACACGGCTGTAATGTCATTCTGGAATGCCTGAGAGCTATCTGTGACCGGCATTGCCGTTTCGGTGTAGCTCTGAATCGTGTCTCCGTATGCCTCTGTCGCTGTTACGCTGCTCTCGCTGCCGCCGGTAATGTTGTAGCTGCTGTCGTTCGATGCGGTATTCCTGTTCCAATTCAAAGCCTGCGTGATACTTTCAACCGTGGAATTATTGTTGAAAAGTCCATTGACAGTTGAATTATCCTCGTTATTGCCGTTCGTAACGCTGCTTATAAAAGCATTGTAGATGCTTTCGGCGCTGTTTTGGATGCTGTCTCCGCCGTACTCGTTTGCTGTGCTGTTTCCGGTGTAATTTGCGACCGACATCTGTGTCGGCTGCACGAGATCGCCGCCGTATTCCGCAGACGAATCAAAAGCATAGGCGCTGCTGTAACGGTCCGCGCTGCTTGATGCGGTGTCAAAGGAATCGCCGTAAATCGTGTAGACGGTTTCTGCGGTGCTGTATGTGCTGTCCGCCTGATCTCCGCTGCTGTAGTACGCGGTATCTCCGTATTCTGTTCCGGTTGTATATCCTGCTGTAAATGCCTGATTGACCGTGTCGCCGTATGTCTGCGTCATTGCATCTGTAAATGCGCTGCTCATCGCGGTGATCGCGGAATCAGAATCGAATCGGTAATATGCCCTGTCGCCCTCGGAAATGCTCTGTGAGGCGTTCTGTGTCGTGGTGCTGTAACTTGCCGCCGCGTTCTCTATCGCGCTGCTGTGGTCGTCTGAGAGT